CCGTTGGCCCTCCGCTGATATGGAAGCGGAGCTTCCACTCAGAGTTGCAATTAGTTATGCGTCGCGTGACTAAGCGCTGAGATGGGAGTTCCACCCCTCCAGCTACTTTTGTGGAGTGTGGGTTCGTTCACTAGGAACGGGAGACTAGAGAGTGATCTCTAGTGAAAACCGAACTTACGGGCAGACCGTGCCGGTAAGAGTGTGCGACTAGATCTTCTGCTGAAGACTAGGGCCTGGGCCTCGTACGAGGTAACCTTACTTAGGTTTAAACCGAAGAAATTCGGAGGACTTAAGGAGCTGGTTAATTCAGTTCGGATCGCAAGATTCTAGGGGATTCTCCGGTAGGTCGGGTTTTGAGGCCGACTATTGGGAGAGCCCGGGGACGGAGACGTCACCTCTCACCCTTCATAAAAGTAGGGGTATTGAAGGAGTGCCTTTGGAAGCGTAGTTGGTAGAAATACCGTAAAATCTGGCGTAAGCCAGGGGGCTATTAATCTGAAGGTGATTGCCTTCAACAACCTTATTCTAGCCTGCTAAGGCGACCTGCGGCCGACTTCTCCACGGAGATACTCGGGAACCGAAAATCCTCAACTTTATTATCAATATGCAAAATATAACATCGTTATATCAGCGTATGGTAACGAAGTCTATGGACTGGTCCCTCGGTGTAAAAGCCGAGGCAAAACTAGCGGGAATGACCCTGAGGGTCATCCCGTTGGTCTTTGGGCATTTAACTAGAGGTTATGTAAAGGTTTGTTGGGGGTTCTCCAGAATGGCAGCAAGAATGTATAGACGAGCTGGACCTCGAGGTCTTGCGATTTACTTGAAGACTTGCTACTTGCTTACACAGCACGTAGCGGGTGGCCAAGTAGCTCGTTCCCCTTGGGAGCTCGGTTGTAATGTTCGAAGATCTCGAAGCGGTGTACCAAGAGTCATAAATTCTGTTCATCGGCGACTAATACTCGCTGGAGATGTAGATACTATTAGACTTTGGTTATCTTTGTTTGGGTTGTACAGAGTACTTCCCTTTAAAGGTAAACTAAAGCTAAAAACTATTTACGCTCCTGGGAAGGACATCCGTCCTTTCTTAGGTGAATGGAAGGCGTGGGTACCCGTGTTCCTGGGTCGGTTATTTAAAGAAATTAAAACGTCTTTAACGATCGATCTTGTAAGAGATCTAGGAGTGTTCAAGATGCCAGTTATCTTAAAGTCTGCTCCAAATTCTTTTGGGCATGCTGCATCAGTTGGATTACCATTAGACCTTTTGGCCTTTTGGCGAGACAATGAAATGCGTCGTGCACTTGAGACTTGGCTCAGATTGACGGGTAGTCGGGTATTCCACTCCGAGCTTACTCCGTTCTTTGACGATTTCGATCGTTTGAGTTCTGAATGGGCTCGCCGGACCTTTTCTAAGGTTAGTGGCTCACCAATCGAGTTCTTGCGACGTGAAAACGTTGTAGGAAAGCGATGGTTGGCTGCTAGCTGGGGGAAACCCCTAGATTTTGGCCGGTTAGGTTTCAAACAAGAACCAGGCAAGATCCGAGTCTTTGCCATGGTGAACCTTATTACCCAGGCCCTCATGTTACCCTTACATGAGTGGATATTCGCTAGATTGCGACTTATTCGAGCTGATGGGACTTTTAATCAAACTGCTCCGGTGGAGCGGTTGATTAAGGGTTTCAAAGGCAAAGAATTTGTGGCGTCTTACGATTTATCAGCGGCCACAGATCGGTTACCTATAGTGATACAGGTAGCTCTTCTAGAACCGCTTCTAGGTAAGGAGATGGCGTCCCTATGGGCTTTCCTCCTGGTAGGACGACCTTACAGACTTCCGAGAATAGCATGTAGCTATAATCTGGGGTTCGATAGGGTCACTTACTGGGTTGGTCAACCTATGGGGGCGTTGTCAAGTTGGGCGATGCTCGCTTTGACTCATCATGCCGTGTTGCAATACGCTGCGTATCTGGCGTATCCTGGTAAACCGGGGTGGTTTCAGGAATACGCACTCCTTGGAGACGATATTGTCATTGCTGACAAAGCCGTAGCCGAGAAGTACCTTGTCCTTATGGACACCTTAGGTGTAGAAGTCGGACTATCCAAGTCCCTCGTCTCATCAACGGGTAGCCTCGAGTTTGCGAAGCGAACTTGGGTGAGAGGACGGTTGTCATCTCCTTTCTCTTTAGCAGAGATCTCAGTTGCATCTGCAAATGTAGGTGCACTGGAGGAGCTATTTAGGAAGGCGAGAGTATATGGAGAAATCCGTATAGCGGCCGTAGCACGCTTTTCGGGATTCGGTTATAAGAATTTAGCTCGATTGCCAGTCGGGTTCGATTTAAATAATCGTCTCAGTCGTCTGCTCGGGTACCTATGCCGACCTGGCGGTCTCTTTCCAATGACTTTTGAGTCATGGACAGCGGCCGTTGGACCAGGAAAGCGGGTAACCTTCGATTGGGAGACAGAGAAACGAGTTTCTCGACTCCTCGTCGAAGATATAACTAGACTTATGGTTAAAGTACTAGACAGGGTCGAGAGAGAGGTAACTACTGCTAAGAGGTTCCATCTGACTGAGGCTACTTTCTTAAAAAGAGCCACAGCAGAGGAGCGTCAAATCAATAAGTACCGAAGGGGCGCAACCATCCGGAAGCGCCTCTGGGGTCCAACCTTCTTTGAAGACACTTTAAAGTGGTCGACCTATGGTCGACGTTTAAATTCCTTCTTTGAAGATTGGGTTCTCGATCCCTGGATTGTTCCTTTATCCAGAAAGTATAGCGAGCTTCGAGTTAGACTAAGAGGTTTCGGTCCTGAATCCATCCATGGATTCGATAGCGTAGATCACGTCTGGAGGTGGATTGATGATCTCGAGAAAGGTTTAAAAGCCCTTCCCGGGAAAATCGATTTAATCTCTCGTCGTGAAGACGAGAGAATAACTCCATCAGCGTTAATTCGCTTGTGGATGAAACTCCGCCGAAAGGCAAGATCGCGCTAAATTCTAACATAACCTCTCTTCCCCTAGAAAGGGGCTGGCTTGATTGGCGTAACGAACCAATTGAGTTTAGCAAAGTACCTAAAGTTGTCAATCCTCAATATGAGTGAAAGACAGAAAATAGATCGCGTTACTAAGCGCAATATGGC